TACTAAAAAGGCGGTTTGCCAGGCAATTCAGAATACTTTGCAAACTAATCGTTTAATTGATATGAATATTGTAAATGCCCAATTTGCCCGGATGGTATTAGATAAATTAATTGGTTATAAAGTATCGCCCCTATTATGGAAAGAATTTAATAATTGGAAACTTTCGGCGGGTCGGGTTCAATCAGTAGTAGTGAAGATAATTGCAGAAAGGGAGGCAGAAATTTCTAAATTTACAACACAAGCAGTTTTTAAGATTGAAGCTAATTTCCTTTTGGATAAGAAGGATTTAGGTAAACCATCAGCAAAATATATTGCAACTATTTGTGAAAATGAAATTAAAGAACAATCCACAGTGGAAGCCCTATATAATCAGACTAAAGATAATACTGTTAAATGGAAAATTAAAAATATTACTAAAACTACTAGTAAACGCAATCCATCCCCGCCTTATATCACATCTACATTACAACAAGATGCTAGTGCCCGTCTAGGTATGTCGCCCGATGTATGTATGAAAACCGCCCAGAAATTATATGAAGCAGGTATGATTACTTATATGAGAACGGATGCGGTGTTTATTGCGGAAGATGCTCAAAAAGCAATTAAGATTTGTGTAGAAAATAAATGGGGTGAAACATATTATCGCAGAGTAAATTATAAAAATAAGTCTACCTCCGCCCAGGAAGCACACGAAGCCTGCCGACCGGTGGATATTGCAAAGGAAACCGTGTTTGGAATTGAGGGGATGACCGCACAACATAATCGGCTTTATCAATTAATTTGGCGGCGGACGGTAGCTAGTCAAATGGCACCGGCGGATTTTGAAATAAGAACTGTTAAGATTGAAGCCGATTCTGTTATTACTAATAGTGGCTCGCAATCTCGAGGTATTGTATTCGTGGGAAAGAATGAGAAAGTAATATTTGAAGGTTATCTGGCTTGTGTTAATTTACATAAGAAGACAAAAATATCTGTAAAGACTAGAAATAAAGTTGGTAATGATAGTAATGATAGTGGTGGTGATGTAGAAGGAGATGATAATCAAGAGCAAAGCCAAGATGAAGGTGATGAATGTAATAAAGATAATCTTAATCTAGACACACAACAAAATGAGTATTTAGAAAAAATATTTGAAAAATTAAAAGAAGGTTCGCAAGTTTATGCAAATAGTATAAATGCTATTCAAAAATTTACTAAACCTGCACAATCTCGATACACGGAAGCGAGTCTTATTAAGAAATTAGATGATTTGGGAATAGGACGTCCAAGTACCTATGCAAGTATGATAAAGAAAGTGCAGGAGGAACAAAGGCAATATGTCGAAAGAAAATCGCTACCTGCTAGAAAAGTAAGCGTGGTGTCATTAAAATTTGATTATCCTGATAAAATACAAATTGCGGAAAATAATTTAAAAGTTGAGGGTGATAAAAATAAATTATTTCCAACATCTTTAGGTATAATGATAAATGAATATCTTGATAAAAATTTTATCGAATTATTGAATTATGAATTCACTGCCCAAATAGAAGCCTTATTAGATGAAATTGCATTAGGTAAGAAAATTTGGTATAAAGTAGTAGAATCTGTTCATATTAAACTTAATCCAATAATCGACCAACTTTCCAAAGCATTATCTACAAGAAAAGCTAATAATCTAGCTACACCAGATGCAGATAATGCCAACAAGCGATTATTAGGTAATCATCCAGATACAAATTTGCCAGTATATGCATTGAAATCCCGGAAAGGATTACTAATTTGTGAATCTAATCCAGAAAAGGCAAAATCGCGTTTTGCTAGTTTTACAGGTAAATTTGAGTCAATGACTTTAGAAAAAGCCATAACAATGTTAGTATTCCCAAGAACATTAGGACAATTTAAAGAACATGATGTAATATTAAAGAGGGCAAAGAATATATATATCCATTATAATGGAATAAATTATAGTATAGATTCTTATATTAAAGCTAATGAAAAATCAAATTCAAATTCTAAAACATTTGAAATAATTGAGCCAGAGACATTAACGTTAGAACAGGCGGAGGAAATTATTTTGTATTATCAAGAATTGAATAAGGCAAAAGCAGAAAATGCAAAGAAAGACCGTATTCTTAGCGATGGGATAGTTATTAAAGTCGGTCCGTTTGGTGCATATATTAAAAAGAAAACAGATAATGGTGATGTGAATATTCCATTACCCAAGGCATTAAAGGAGAAATGGGAAACAATTACCTTGGAAGAATGTTTACCCGTAATTGAAAAGAATGCAAATCGCAAACCACGTGGTTTTGCACGAGGTGGTGCTAGAGCAACTAGTGCAAATACTACAGTTGCTGTAAAACCTAAATCTAGACCTAAAACAGCACCTGCAACAACAACTACCAATACAAAACCGGCAACAAAACCGGCAACAAAACCGGCAACAAAACCGGCAACAAAACCGGCAACAAAACCAAGAAAACCACGTGCCCCTAAAACAGCTTAACCGCTTTTTAGAAAAAAGCCGTAAGTATCATAGATACTTAATTCTAAGCTTTTTTAATTAAAAAGGCTTTCGTGCCAAAAAATGGAAAAAATAGTTTTTTAGACAAAAATTGAAATTTATTTTAAAGGTAAATAAAATTGCCCCTTATCTCAATGGGGGTGTCTGCTGGGAGAGCCCGCCGACCAGGGAACCGCGTTTTTGAAAACTGACCATTAGGTTTCAGTCCAGTCATTAACGAGAATAACTACTTGAATTTAGATAGACATTAGGCGAACAAGATTTGTTTCATCAGAAACCATTCGTTTCAATTTAGAAACTTATGACAAACATTATTTCATTTCAATTAAAAGAAACCAGAAATAAATGTTAAAAATCTATGTGAAGTTCGTAAATGTAATCATACAAATTACTAGTGGTATGGAACCCAAAAAACCCATTTTTTTTTTGTTTTTTGTGTTTGTATTGCCTGTTGTCTGTTTTGTATTTCCTGTTTTCCTTTTTTCTTTTCTTAGTATCGCAAAAGTTTCTACCTAAAAATCTATAATAAATATAGTTAGAAAATATAGGTAGAAAATATAGGTAGAAAATATAGGTAGAAGAAAAATATATTTAAAAATCTTGAATGGATTCTTTGACTGCATTTGTTAATGATATATCCGCCTTCCAGATAAATATTCCTTTATGGTTAAAAATAGGTTTTATATTAGTATTAATAATATCTTTAGTCACAGGTGCATATTTCGTAAAGGATACATTTGATATTTCATATTTAAAAGGTGGTTTTAGTTGGTTTATATTTGTGGCTATTGTGAATTTAACTACAATTTTACTAATATTTTATTATTATGGTAATAAAAATGGTTCTTATGTGGGAAAACCGGGTAAAAAAGGTAAAAAGGGTAAGAGAGGTAAGGTAGGGTCATCAACTACTTGTTCATATCAATGTAAAAAAAATATTTATATAGAATCGGTAAGAAAAACTGATATAATTTGTACTTTAAGTACATATACGGAATATTTTAAAACTGTTAATGATAATTATCAATATTTTGTAAAATTGATCGAACAAGGTAATAATATAGATTATTCTAGTTTTTTGGATAATATAATTATTCAAAGTGGAAAATCTGTTTCAGCTAAATCAGCAATTTCCCAGGATGCAGTAAATAAATTTATTAGTCTAGAAACACCAATGTCCATTACTATATTATTACTTAAAAGTATAAATGAAAATATAACTACTGCATCTGAACATACATATGGTACTTTCCGGTCGCCAGTTCCAAAAGTAGGATATGTTCCAATTGGTAGTTGTGTATATGGTGGCACAGAAAAGTTTGAATTAAATTCATTTGTTGTGCAGGGTAATATTATGTATCCAACTGGTTATAATAAATTAGTTTCATTTACTTCATATAATGAAATAACTGGTGATAATGATAAATATACTATTTGGTCTCAAATATCTCAAACTGTTAATGATTCTAAAGATTCTAAATTTGATAGTGGAACCGAACAACATTCTTTTTCTTTTTTACCATTAGGGGATGTGTGTAGTTTTGGTAATAATACTCCTAAATTGAGTGATTATGCAATGATAAAAGATGAGTGTCTAGAACCTGTAAGTTCAAAGGAATTAAAATTAGTTTTTATTTATGTAGGTAATTTGGAATTCAATGATACAAATAACAACTCAATAGATTATACAAAAGCAGATAGTTATTTAATTGAAAATAAAGTTGCAAATAATATTGAGATATTTAGTGTTTGGCGAACACCAATGAATACTTTTATTACAAATTGTAATTCCCAAAATGTATTAGTGAATAATACTGTAATATTTAATATAATGAATAATTTACATGATGCATTAAATGAGTATGGAAATATTAGTAATGAGTATAAAAAATGGGTTAATGATAGATTACAGAATATTCAGGTGCCACAATTTATAATTGCAATTATATATACAAGGCATTTTGAAATGGAATCTAATAAGGAATTGATTTATTATATTAATAAATATCAATCACAAGTTCCAGAATTTCAAGGTAATGCAATAACAAATAAATCTTTAGGTGAATTATTAAATTTGATTAAAAAAACACAAATTGCATATGATAATTTTAATCAACAATTAATGAAGAACGCTAGTATATCTTTACGTGGAACAAAGACAATAAATTATAATGAAAAATCAGAAAAACATTTACCCCCAATGATAATTGAAATTTATACCAATATTACTAATAATCTTAATACTTTATCTATCCAGATTGAAAATTCTTCATCTCTTCTAGATGTAATTAATACTATAATTCCAAATGGATTACAGGGACGTATTGCAGTAGATAGTGATGGTATTGCTGAAGGTGGAATACTTATGAATGAAATACAAGAAATGATAGTTAGATTATGTAAAATTATTTTTCCGCCAAATAGAACTGCATATACAATAAAAGATGAGTGTTTAGGTACTTTTGCATTAGACCGAGAACGTGAACATAAAATAAAAGAATTAAGTGATGAAAAAGGTATATATAATAAATATATTGATGATATAGCAAAAGATTATAATAAATATCAATCTCAAATACTAATTATTAGAAATTATGAAGATTTAGCAATGAAGAAAATGGGTATGCTATGTGGATATATTCCAGATTATATGAATAAAATACATAATATGGATATGGAAGAATTTACAACAAATAGGATAAAAGGATTAATTACAATTTATAAAGAAGTCAATGGTTACATTGGAAACATTATTGTAAATACTAGCCAAGCTAGTTAATCAAATCAAATCAAAGTATTTTCTAGTTAGGAAAGCATTATTTGAAAATTTTATATCACATTATTACAAAAAGATAAGACAAAAAGATATTACAAAAAAATATTACAAAATAATATAATTTGTATATATAAAAAATGGGTTCTTCCTTTAGAGAATTATTTACACCAATATTCATAGTAATTGCATTATGTATTTTTATTGTGGGTATTGTCGGGATTCAGTTCCTAGATAGATTATTTATGGGTAGCAAAAATTTAAATGCAATTAGAATGTTTGCATTAGCAATATTAATAAATATTATAATTTTACTATTTATTGTAATGTCTTTTAGTAAAATAAAGTTTGCACCTGGTGCACCAGGTCCTCAGGGTAATAAAGGTTCTAGAGGTTCATATGGTAATAATGGCGGTATTGATATATGTGATAAAAAATACCAAACTGCAGAAGAAAAAAAAACATTTGTGCGTGCAAATAATTATTTGGATTTGAAACCGCCTCTTTTAGATTTAGACTGAGTATATACATACAAACATAAAACATTATAATTAAAAAAATAAAAAATGTGATGCTAAATAGCACCAAAAAGACTTGTCTGGTTGAGATGGTCTTTAAGAGTTAAGCCGATTAAGGCTTACTGGGTTTGTTAAGTTACACGCTTTGTTCGGGTACAGTCTTTCAAAAAGACGAGCAAACTCCCGAGGAAGTTTAGACAAAGGCACACCCTTAGACGAAGGCGCAGGCACAGGCACAGGCGCAGAAGTTCCAGAAACGGACGACATAGTAATAGATGTAATTTACAATATCAATTATAATCAATTTTAGTTGAAAAAAATATTTTTACCATTTTTTCAGGTTTTATATTTTATTTTAATTTAATTACATTAGTAATTAGTAATTAGTAATTAGTAATTAGTAATATGGATTATTAGTGACTCTTACTTTACCACAATATAAGAATGGATTTTTGCTATAATCTATCGGTGTATAATATCCCATCGTGACTGCTTCTTTGAGAAGGAATTTAAAATTTTCTATAAATTCAAAATTATGTCCCTCACTGACGCTAGCAATATGTGCCATTTCGTGAATAATAACAAAGCAAAGTGAGTTATAATCGTGAAATGGTCTACCCTGACTGCTTTCCCGTAAACATATGCTCATTGATTCGCCTTTATTAATAGTATATGAAGTATTATCATCATCTGGGGTTTCAGTAGTTTCTTCTATTTCTACTTGATTGAAACCCTTTACTAAACGCTGAGCACGTTTATCATTAGGATATTTTGCTTTTAATTTAGAAACAAACGCATCCATATTATGGTGTAATTTTGCGAGTATTTCTAATGCTATATCAGAATTTTCGAATATTTCTTGGATACCATATCTTTTGCCATTTTTAGAAGTACGGTATTCTAGAAAGAGTTCTCCTATTTTATTCTCATTTATAATTAGTATTACTAATACAAAAAAAATAAGTAATGCTATAAATACTATTACTTTAGATACTTCATTCATTTTTCCAACTCTTTATATATTTTTTTCTTCTTTTTGTATTTATTATTCTTTTTGTATTATTCTTTTTGTATTATTCTATCTATAATGTGGCTAGATTTAATTCTTTCTAGGATGTAATAAAAATATATAAAAGCAAAAATAGAAACAAAAACAAAAACAAAACAAAAACAAAAAATGATTTTGTATCTCAAAGAATCTTATAAATAATATGATTTTCTTGGAATGTTATAATTACAAAGGTTATTGTAATATAATTCAGCAAAAAGCCAATAAGCAGTTAGTATTGGGTAGATTTTAATAAATTAAATTCCACCAGTTGTTTCTTATGTTATTGAATACATATAGGAACAATAATTTTGATATTGATTAATAATTTCAATTTTTTATAATAAACTGAAAATATCCAAAAATATCTAGATATATTTATAAATTTAGTTTATAAATTTAGTTTATAAATTATTTTATTTATCTATATTTAATTATAATACAAAATATAATACAAAATATAGATAAATTTAGTAATAGAATGGATTCGCAAGTAGATTTAGAAGAATTAAATAAACAAATGTTGTTTTTCCAGAATGATTTCAAAATAAATCCACAGCAAGCACAAAATCAGCAATATGAAAATGATATTAGCACAATAAATTTTCAACCACCTCCAGATTCACCTATACAAACAACACAAATTAAAAAACCTGTTAAATCTAGCGGACATCGTAATGATATAAATGATAAATTAAATAATATTAATATGGAAATGCCAATGATTAGGGGGGATAATAGGGATGGTAGTAATGGTAATATTCCAAATATGATGCCACAGTATTCCAGAAATAATTCTAATTATATGGAAGTAGAGCAATCATCTACCAATCAAACTGCTAATCTATTTCATAGTAAATCTAAGAATTCGTCAGGTAATTCATCAGGTAATCCATCTGGGAATCAATTTGCACAATATTACAATAATAATTATAGTACATTACAAGATGATAATCAACAGCACCCTAGAATACAAAAGGATGATATTTCAAATATAATAATGCAACAGAATAAATTTAATAATACCAATTCCAATCCCAATCCCAATCCCAATCCCAATACTAATACACATACTGATGGGATGACATTTGTTAATGCACGCAATATATATGAAACAAATGCTTTTAATCAAAATAATCAATCAAATTCAATGCCAGTAAATAATATTAAAATAAATGATATGGGTTTTCATAAAATAGATGAAAAACGAATTGATTATCGACAAAATATTAATAATAAAATTGATAATTTTATATTTGAAAATCCTAATGCAACGCCTTTTAATCCAATTTTGCAACAACACACAACCAGTTTTCAACGAGATACTAGAATGGTAATTCAAGATAGTAGTAAAGATTATTATCGCCAAGAATCTAATTCTAGAATGTCGCAATATAGTCCGCTTTCTAGAGCATCTAATGTTCCAATAAACATTGCCAATATGTCGGTAAATGATTTTTATGCAAATATGCTGGAACCAAATAATTCTGCTAATCAAATTATAACTACCCCTACCCAAGACAATAATAAAGCAATATTAAATTCAAGAATGGGGCAATATGCACCATTAGCCAGAAATATTCAATATCAAATCCAACCACAGCAAACACCAATTCAGCAACAACAGAATATTGTTTTTGGGCAAAATCAATTACCAACGCAATTGCCAAAACAAAATCCTTATACCAAACCTAATGTATGGAATCCGAATGAGGTAAATTTGAAAACAAATAATGTATATTTTAATCAATTGCCAGTTATGTCGAATAAATAAAAAATAAAAAAATAAAAAAATAACAAAATAACAAAATAACAAAATAAAAAAAATTGATAATTAATTATTGATTGTATTGTGAAATTAAAATTTAAATATTATTAAATAGAAGCAAAAAAACAAAATAAGCTGTAATAATGAATTTAGATAATATGATGTCGCAATTATCTATGGAAGAGAAACCAAATCGTAATAATTCAAATATGGATATGAATATGAATATGGATATGGATATGAATATGGATATGGATATGGAAACTAGATATACTTTTATGAATGATGATTTAGCAAACAATTTATTTATAAATAATTTAGATATCTATAATCCAAAAGAACGTTATTTAGAATTGGGTATTCCAAATGTATATTGTAATAAATATTTTGATGATGAAGATTTTATATATGCTAAATTAAAAATACAACAACTAGAAGATAATTCTAATGATGCGAACGATAATGTAATGAATAATGTAATGGATAATACAATGGATTATAATGTAATAAATTATATTTCCACAAACAATGTAGTAATTGATTTTACAGATAAAACACTTGATACCCGTAAAATATATACAAAGGTGTTATATTTGTATCAATATGTAAATAGTTATTATTCTAGTTTGAGTGGTATGAGACCATTGGAAAGAATTAAATATATGCCTGGTGATTTATTTATATGGATTGAAAATATCGTGGGAATAATGAGATATATTCTAGATAATGATTTATTTAATTTTAAAGACCAAGATGGACACTATGGACACAATGAACTAGATATAATAATAGAAAGGGAATATTTTAATGAGTTGATATATGGATTAAACCTGACAGTATGTCATTTAAAGATGTTATTAAATCATTATAGAATTTTGGGAATACCAATTTATAATATGGAGGAAAAACATATAAAAAAAATGTTTCAAGTATTGAATAATATGTGTGTAATTATAATTTATTTGCGGAATGTATTGTAATTTTAGATAATTGAATTTTTATTTTTTGTTTTTTTATGTTTTATGCTGCTTTATTAGAAAAAACAAAAAAAAATGTGATGTTGAAAAACATCAGGGAAGATAAAGGGGAATATTACAATCATTAGAAATTGAACTCAGGCTGGCTCAAATCTTCATGTAATATCGAATCCTATATCGGAGGAAGAGGCTTAATGTGCGAAGTGGCAACGCTCACCCCAAGGACATTCACGCCCCTCAGCAATGTTGCGGCACTGCTTCTTGGATTGGGGTGCAGGTTGGGCAGGGAGTCCGACGTGTGGGAATTTGCATCCGCCACGAGTGCATTTTCCCTGCAGAAAGTGTTTGCAGGGGGGCAGCTCCTCATCGTGAGACCACGGACAGGAAATACCCCCCTCACATCTGCGACCAGACATATGCACCTTGCAAGGTCCCTTCTTTAGAACTTGCACCTTTGCAGGCGCTTGCTCTTGATGAGGAACAACAGGTTTGCATTCGCACTCAGAAGGTCCCCATTTATCGCCAGCATGACATTTACTGCAAAAAACTGGTGTACGAGAAGCCATTCTTGAAAGAGGAAATACTTTATGATTATCCTACAAATAATTTCAATTTTTTATTAAAAAAATTATTTATTCCGTTTTTTTAATATCCACTATCCACTATATTAATGCTCATTGTTTGACTACTCTATCTTTAGTGGCATAATATAATTCATAGAGGGAAATAAATATTTCTAGATGACCGATAATTGATTTATTATTTTTGAAAAAGGTATTTAATCTTTGTTTGCCAAAGTGTTTAGAATCCCCACCTTTTAAAAAAAGCATTGCTTCGTCAAAATTTCTAACATC